ACTGATAGGCTTATATACGTCCATGTCACAATGGACTTATCAAGGCAAACCCGTGGACAGTATACCTGACGAATATGAAGGTTTTGTCTACTTGATAACGAATCTCACCAACGGGCGCAAATACATAGGCAAAAAACTAGCCAAATTCAAAACTTCAAAACCACCCCTTAAAGGCAAAAAAAACAGAAGAAGAGGATACCGAGAAAGTGACTGGCAGGACTACTGGGGTAGTTCTGACAAATTACAGGCAGACGTTGAAGCGTTAGGCACGGAAAATTTTTCAAGAGAGATACTGTATTTTTGCACATCACGCGCAGAAATGAGCTATCTAGAGGCAAAGGAACAGTTCGACCGCCGTGTGTTAGAGACAGAAGAATACTATAATGGTATTATAAATGTGAGAGTAGGCGGATCACGAGTTCTCATCGAATCACTACAAAGGCGCAACGAACAAGGCTAACAAGGACTACGCTGGCAAGGAATGCCCGTCTTGAGGACGCATGAAAGACTGCGTTCAGATTCTGACGTGTCCGCGTGAGAAGTATACGAAAGGCTTCAAAAGATTGGTGCTCTGAGAAAAAGCAACACCACGGCAAGTGATTTCGCTTGACAGGGATACACTGCCGCCCGTTGATATGACGAAGCTGGAGTAAGGGGTACAGGTCAACCGCCTCTGCTGCTGTAAAGCAAATCTCCTGTGTCAAGTATGGCTGACTCTACTCAGATGATGTTCAAGCCGTATCTTCGCCCTGTTGGGCGAAGTATGACCTCACTATCTAGATGATATTTAAGAAGCAGCACATACGTGCTGCCTAATGCCACTTGTTTGTGTTGTCTTATATCACAGAAAGACAGTTGTAGTTTGAGCGACAAGCGAAAACTTGTATTAGCGAAGCTAATACATAAATACTAAAATAACCTGGATTATGTTATGATTGTATCTGAAATCATTTATGAACAGTCGAATAGAACTGCCGAAGAAATATTCAAGGACGCACAATCTCTTCCTAGAAATCAACAGGAAATTCTTAAAAAGTTCTTGTCTGATATTCCAAAATTACCAGCAGGAAAATCTACAACAATGGACGGCGTTGAGTATGAATGGGACGGAAAGCAGTGGAGAAACAAAAAAACCAAAAGATTAGAGCCTTTTCCTGAATCTCCTAAATTTTTTCAGCTGTTTGATCCCGAAGTAATGAAGAGGACTGGTGATTTGTATAGAGATGCACAAGAATCTGGCGTTCTAGTAGAATTAGAAAAGTTATTCAGACAGAAATCTGTATCAAAACCAAAAAAAACAAACACAGGCAAAAATAAAGACAAAGACAAAAAAACCAGAACAGGAAATCTTGTACGAGATATGCAAAGAGCAACCGGAAGAGCAGGTCCGGCAAAAGATCCCGGCGACGGTCCTGACTAGAAGAAGGGCATTCCTGTTTTCTTAGAAGTTTCTAGATTATCTTTTATAAGTTCGCTAATCAGTTCTTTTTCTTCATAACTAAGAAAATGTGCTTCTTCGTAGGTAATAGAACCTCTCATATACCAACAGATTTTGATTAAATCATGTTTTATCTGTTTGGTTTCTTTTTCAAGATTGTCGACTTCTACGAGAATTTGGTCAGTCGGCCAGGCCAGTATTTTTATCCGAAAAAATTTGATTGATCAAATACAACAGGAACCTGATAGGTTTCCGGTGCCCCTTTTGCTTGATCTTCTGGATCGGTGTTGACTTCAAGAGGTTTGATAGTAAATTTTTCTTTTTCTTTTTCGATGTGAGATATTACGGCATTATAGAAATCTCTATCTGCTTTTTGTAAAAACTCATTTATATAGGTCTTTTCATTGACAGTTTCTGTTCCTATTTCAATAGAAGAAATACTTTCTGTAATCATGCTAATGTTTAGTTCGGTGAGTTTTCTAAAACTTTGATTGAAACGTTCTATTTTTTCCTGTTCAGAAATGTCTTCATTGTCTAACAAAGAAAAAACTCTCTGTTCTTCAAAGGTCTTTAGTGCATTGTTTGTAAATTCGCGATAAGACAAAGGTTTTAAATGAATAGTTAAATCGCCAACTGTTAGAACATTCTCAAATTTTACAGCAATCAACTGATCTAGTATCTGTCTTAGATCTAATTGATATGTTCTTTCTTCTTCGATTCCTGGAACTGTTGTATTAACGTCCATTTGTTCGCCATATGTAGCAATTCTAATAGCAACAAGAACTGCATCTAAGTCAATACTAGGCATGTTCCAGGCATTTTTAATATTCGGAATACAGCTTTGTATAACATCAACAGTGCTTTGGCCGTTAATAAGAGAATCCGGAGTTTTAAAAGATAACTCGTCTTTTGCGGTCATTGCAAACACAGGATATTCGCCATTTTCTGTAAATTCAATATCCTGTTCATTCCAATACCTTCCGTTGCTAGGTAATCTAACATATATTTTAGGTTGTCTAAAATATTTCTGGAGAGGATTACCTGTAGGCATACCGTTTTCTGACATGTTTATCTCCGAATAAATATATAAGCTTTGTATTTATATACGCAGATTATGTAGATTTTAATTATGGCAGAAAGAGTTACAGGCAAATTTGGCGAAGAAGAAATTGTTCTTAACAATGCTGCTTCTGAAGCGACTCTAGAAAAGTTACTAGAAGCAATAGACAAATCTGCCAAAAAATCCGATAAAGAAAAAACCGAACAAAAAGCAGAATTAAAAAGGTTCACTGAAAAACTCAAGGACGGCACAGCAACGCTTGGTGATTTCACTAAAGCCGCAGGCAGTGCAGCAAAAGCCGCTGCGGCAAGTGTGGGCAGAGGTTTCAACAACGTAGGCGACGCTGCTGCTGGTCTTGCTTCAGAATTTGCAACTGGATCTGCTAGGATAAGTGATTTTAGCTCTCATATTACAGGGCTTATAAATCAAATTCCTCTTATCGGAGGAGCATTAGGTGGTCCTCTCCAACTTTTTGCTAGTTTTGTAGATAACAATGTTGACACTTTCAGACAGTTATCAACTGTTGGCGTAGATTTTGGTAACACAATCTTTGCAACACAAGAAGCTGCGATAAGAGCAAGGCTTGCTCTCGAAACGTTTAGCGGTGCTGTCAGTCAAAACAGTAGAACACTTGCGCTACTTGGAGGAAATGCGTCAAGAGGCGCAGAAATCTTTACCAATGTATCTAGAAGAGTTCAAAACGAATTCATACCAAGCCTTGCTGCTCTTGGTCTTACTATGGAAGAAACTGCGGCCTACCAGGGAGATTACCTAGACATACAAACTAGACTAGGACTTGCTCAGCAAAGAGATCAACAAGCATTAGGTAATCAGACAAGAGAATACGTTAAACAAATCGATTTACTAGCAAAGGTCACAGGCGAGCAGCGTGAACAGATATCTGAACAGCTAAAACAACAGGCCTTAGATAAAAGAATACAAGGCTTGTTGGCCACTCTAGCACCCGAAGCAAAAAAAGTTCTACAAAACACTGCTGCGGCACTAGAAACACAATCACCTGACATTGCTAATGCATTTAAAAATATGGTTGCAACCGGCGGCGTTCCTATGACGGAATTCGGTAGAGATCTTGTGCGTCTTAATCCTAGATTGCAAGAACTTACTGCTGGTGTAAGAAGCGGAACTGTCAGTCAAGAGCAGGTATTCGAAGAATTTAGACGCACAGCTAGAATAGCAAACGCTCAAGGAGACTCGTTCCTTCAATTTACAGGCACTCTAGCTGCGTTAGGTTCTGAAGTTGGTTCTGCAACACTAGCTATGCTTGGTTTTGAAAATTTTGCTGAAGGATTTAATGAAGCACAGCAAGATCAAATAACAGCAATGGAAGAAGGTGGCAAGGCGTTTGCTACGTTTGAGAGTGCTATCGTTCAAGCAAGAAATGCAATTTTAGGGCAATTACTAGATAGCGGAATTTTTGATAGCTTACAGTCCACTTTTGCAGATTTTATAAAATATCTTACAGGTCCAGGATTAGGAGATATAGAAAGAATAATCACTCAATTTTCTACATATCTCGATGGGATGTTTGACAAACTAAGCGATCCGGATTATACCTTTGGAGATTTAATTGCAGAACTAGGAACTGACGCATTAAAATACATATCTCCTTTGTTTGTGCTTATAGCAAAAGAAGGTATAAAAGCAATAGGTATAGCAATAAAAGAACTGTTTTCCAATCCTGTTGTAGCTGTAGGAACAGCTGGAGCAATAGCAGCCTTATTTGGTGCAGGAAAAGTAATAGGAGCACTAGTAGGCGGCATAGGTTCGTTGTTTACATCAGCAGTAGTGAAACGAGCAATGGCCACAAATATAAATTCCATGTTTACAGGTGGCCGAAGAAATAGAGGAGGAGCACCTGCAGGCGGAGTTGGGCCTCGCGCACCGAGAGTAGGAAAAGGACTGGGACTGTTAGGATTAGGTTTTGGAGCGTATGACATAGCTACTACAGTCGGCAACGAAAATCTTACAAGACAGCAAAAAACAACAGATATTGCAGGAACTGTAGGGGGATTGGGTTTCGGTGCTGCAGGAGTCAAAGCAGGAGCTGCATTAGGATTAGCAGGCGGTCCTTTTGCTCCGATCACCGTTCCTCTAGGAGCACTTACTTTAGGAACACTAGGATACTTTGCTGGAGAAGATGTAGGCGAATTTGCAGGTTATCATCTATCCGGCGGCTATAGAAACGCTAACGGTAACACCACTTCGCCCGATAGAGTAACCGACGAACAACTAGAAAGATTAGATACACTCGTAAGTTTTACACCCAAGGTCAATAACTTATCAGAATCTCTAAACACATTTCAGTCGAGTTTCAATTCTATGGATCTTGATTATAGACAAATTGACAGGACTGTGAGATCTCTGGAAAAAATGACCGAACAACTTGAAGATATTAACGAACAACTGCAAGGCGGAAATGACAGCGGCTTTTTTGGATTTGGCGGAAATGATAGAAATCAAACAACAGCAGGTGACGTATTATCTAACTTCAATTCAAATCAAAGAGAACAGTTAGAACAGTTAAATAGAGTAATGACAGATATATTAGGTGTGTTATTACAGAGCAATGACATGAACAAACGTCAATTAAATGCTACTAGAGCAATGACTGGCAATCTATACTAACAGTCAAAGAGAATTTTATGAGCTGGAAAAAATACTTTCAGCCAGTGCCAACTGGCGACAATCAAGCAGGATCATACAGCCCCTTAACCGCAAACGGCGGCCAACAACCAGGTCCAGCAAGTTCTAACTATAATTCATATTTGCCTGATGTTTATGTAGGTTCGCCTAATAGGATAGAACGCTACGGTCATTATAACACAATGGATCTTGATTCTGAAGTTAATGCGGCACTAGACATCCTAGCTGAATTCTGCACACAGCCTAATGATCAAAACGGAACTGCGTTTAGATTTCAATTTCACCAAGACGCTACGAATTCAGAAACACAGATACTTTCCCAGTATCTAAAGCAATGGTATAAACTTCAAAAACTAGAAACTAGAATTTTTCGAGTAGTAAGAAACGTATTCAAATACGGCGACGAAATTTTTATTAGAGATCCTGAAACCAAAAAGCTATTTCACGTAGAACCAGCAAAAGTCAAGAGAATAATTGTAAATGAATCAGAAGGCAAGATACCAGAGCAGTATGTGATAGAAGACATCAATTTCAATTTCAAAGAAATGGTTGCTACTACGCCTTTTGAAACGAATTCAAATATTCTAGGCGGTGGATCAGGCTATTTAGAAGGCGGCGTAAGAGGTATGGTAGGATCATATCCTTCGCAGGCAGGTTCTCGTTTTCAATTAGAACAAGGCGAAACTGCGATTGACGCAGATCACGTGCTTCATCTTTCGTTAAGTGAAGGTTTAGATTCAAACTATCCTTTTGGTAATTCTCTTTTAGAAACTGTATTCAAGGTTTACAAACAGAAAGAACTGTTAGAAGATGCTATTATAATCTATCGTGTACAACGCGCACCGGAAAGAAGAGTGTTTTACGTTGATGTAGGCAACATGCCAAGCCACTTGGCAATGCAGTTTGTTGAAAGAGTAAAAACAGAAATACATCAAAGAAGAATACCTTCTGCTACAGGCGGAGGAACAAATGTAATAGACTCTGCTTACAATCCGCTTTCTACAAATGAAGACTACTTCTTCCCCCAAACAGCAGAAGGTAGAGGATCAAAAGTTGAAACACTGCCAGGCGGCACAAACCTTGGTGAAATAGATGATTTGAGATATTTCACTAACAAACTCGTGCGCGGCCTCCGTATACCTTCTTCTTATCTGCCAACAGGCGCAGAAGACGGTGCTACTTCCTATAACGACGGTAGAGTAGGCACTGCTTATATTCAGGAATTGCGTTTCAATACCTACTGCGAA